TCGATTGTGGAGCCTTGATACTACCGATACTTATGGTATTCTAATACTCTTATATACAGGTATGCGATGCGGTGAATTGCTATCGTTACGTAAAAACGATATTAACCTCCGCACTAAATGTCTTATAGTACGTCTATCTAAAACTGATGCTGGCCGTAATCGCTTAATTCCCATTCATAGTCGCATATTTCCAATAGTTACAAGTTTGTATCAGAATTCATCTGACAAGATATTACCGATTTCTTATGCTCAATTCAGCAAGCAATTTAAATCGGTAATGACGGCTATCAAATGTTCCCATTCAACACATGACTGCCGCCATACCGTAGCCACATTATTAGATAAATACGGTGCATCACCTACTGCTACTCGCGCCATTCTTGGCCATAAGCATGGTGATATTACAACCAAAGTATACACACATAAGGAACTGCGTGAATTGCGTAAAGCCATTGAGTTATTGCCATAGAACCAATGGGGAGTAAGCGGCGAAGATGGACAATATCACAATTGGATAATTCCTTATTCCACCTGCTTCTTTGCTAAGTCTGAATACAAAAATCCACGTGAAGCAGATTGGAATTTAATCACCGAATATGATCAATTAAAATTCAAAGTATGGTTCACAAACGATAATGTATTTAAGTACCCCAATATCAAATGTTGCGTATTTTCGTTTGGTATTTCTGCTTAATGCCCAATCGCTAAATAGACTACACCATCAACAGTATATGGGGAGTGGCTAGCATCTGCGATAAGAGTAAATCCAGTTGTACTTTTATTAGTATGATAGAACACCTCATTACCTCCTACAGATGTTTTATGTTCTATTGATGGCCAAACGCCTGAACACTCATTATCAAAAGCAGTAGGAAATGTAATAGGATAAGTTGTTCCATCATACACGTATACACTTTTCTTGTATCCCCATTGGATAGTGAATCCATTGGCGTATTTCACAAAACCGCTTTCTCCAAAGCGTTGCGCCACTATTCCGCCTTCGCCTAGCTTATTTTTTATATCCTTCAAAGTGGCTACAGGTTCTTCTTGCCAATCAGATGAGCCAAGGATTTTTGCAATCATAGCTGTTATAGCTGGGTGAGATGAAATATCCGTATTATGAGTAGCTAATTGACTCTTTAAATTTTGAAGCAGTCCGCCATGTGCATTTTCATCTGAGTTATGATGAGCAATGCCATCTTCTAATTGTTCATAAGTAATGTACAAATGACTTTGATAATTTACTTGAACAATAGCATCACCTACGCCTAATTGAATACCCAGCATTTTTTCATCAACGCTTGTATTAGGTGGAATATAACTAGCATTAGAACCTGCATTTGTATAAGCAAATAATTGCTCTTCACCTTCTTCACCGAGTTTAGCGAACAAACCCAATTCTCTTGCAAAGAACCCTGCTGTCAATTCACTATTGCTAACAGTAGATACAGCTTCGATTTCACCGTTGCCTAAATGATTGATTTTAGGAACATTTCCATCCATCAAACGATGTTTTAAGCCTGTCATAGTTTCGATGGTTTCACCATTTAACAAGCCGTCACCTAATGAAATTTTAGTAAATATAATTGCAGAATGAGTTCTGATTGACTCAGTAACCATATTCTTACCTTGATTGGTGGTTGCAATTCTTCCGTAATCGCTCATTGATTACCTCCATATATTTTAATTTTATCAACATTAATAAGTACCATTCCGATTTTAGGCTGTCCTGATGCACGGATAACAGGATCGCTTTTAGCGTATTTTATTGTTTGCTTATCAAGTACATTAACTACACCACCTATACAGAGTTGTGTATGTGCTTGATGTAATTCGGCAACAACATACGTCAAATGGGCCGGCTTGTATTTATCAACCAGTTCGCGAACAGTTTCAACGTAGGCAGCTACATCTAATGCAACTTTAAATTCATTAGGTTTAGCATTTTCTAAAACATGAGCGCCACATACAGGTACTATTTGATTAATAATCGTTTCTAACTGCTTGACGGTAATTGTTTTAGTGCCTTGAATTTTCACTAGCAGATTTTGCCTACGTTGATTTATCGTTAAATGCTTATTAGTTTTTATACCGTACACTCGTTCCCAATCAGAAAGACCCCATGTAGCACTTTCAACAAATAACTGTTTACATATATCGATAATAAGCAATCGTTGCTTTTCGTGTTCCTCACTTAAAGTGTCTTCAGTGGCCTTGAACGAACCATCATTCTTAAGAAATTTAGGTAAATAGCGAAGCACATCAACTTTATAAGTCCTTAATAGTTCGAATATCATTGTATGTTCACCTCACCTAATGTAGGTAAATCTTCATCGTTAATAACAATGCTTTTATCATCGTTGTTAATTCGCAAATTCTGATAGTCGATAGCACCGGCATCGATAATAAAGCTACCTACTTTTGCAATCGATAATTTATTAATTTCGCCGTTGTTGATGACTGACTTTTCAAGATCTATTAAATAGTCGTTCATCATTTCCTTGAACTTATCTAAAACAAAGCCTTTACCCTCGATAGTAGCCGTTACATTAATCACTTTAGGTGTTGCACTAACTACAGTTACCATAGCCCCCATAGGGCGAACGCTTTCAATATAATCTTTAACCGCTGTTATTAGCTCAGTAGAGGCTTGTTTAAACTCAGAATTAATAATAATGACCTTAACAGAGCCAGGACCATTCCATGTAGGTATAATTTTTACACCACCTACACCAGGAACAGACATTGCCCACTCATAATAGTGCATTTTGTTGCCTGATGTACCAGGATAGCGAACATGTAATAAATAGCGTTCACGTAGATTATCGTCATTTTCCTCTTCGAAACCGTCTTTTGTTGGTTGTGTATTGATAACGCTATTAATACCAGGAATTGACATCGGAATTGTATCAATTGCATTTGCTGCTACATTACCACCATTACCAGTTTCAACGGATTGAACCTTAACTTCTTGACTACTATTAATTGTTACAGTTTCTAACGTTTCAAATAGCACTCCGCCAGCGGTAGAGAACATACTGCCTTTAGGCAATACTCCATTTCCCTTGACTGTAACAGTCCCTATCGCCCTTGTAGCTACCTTTCGAATGATACCAGCTTCTTTAGCACGCATAGTTAAGAAATCGCCATATGATGTATCCGCAAACGCTACTTTATAGAGTTCTCCTAATTCAACATATGTCTTCATGAACTCAATAGCGTTAGATGAAAATACATCATATTCAAATGTCCCCTCAAATTTACTCATCGGAAGTTGCGATTGTAATTGGAGGCTTTTTAAAATTTCGTCTGATGTTGGAATATTAAACATTTATATTAATACCTCCATATATCGTAGTTAATTCAATTTGACAATCAACCTTATCACCATTCGCATCGAACTCGATACTATCAATCGACTTTATATAAGGGTTAACCATTAAACATTCAATAATGACTCGTTTGAGTTCTGAATAGCGTTCACCAACGCTCATGACTTTACCTATGAACGGCTTTAACTCAATGCCGTATCGAGTAGAATACGCTAGATATTGATTGCGTTCGGTTTTGAGTGCTTTGTATACCCAAATTTTTAACGCTTCATCACCCTCTAAGGCTATTCGTTTACCACTTGCGTTATATCGGAATGTATCGCTTTCAAAATTCCAATCATATTCACGAAACAACGGCAAATCACCTTGGCTAGACTCAACTGTACGAGTTAACCCTGCAAAAGGATATTCTTCGCTCATAGTTTCACCACCTTTTGACCGATGTAATAAAGCTGTTCACCTTGTCCATACACTGGAAAGACTGTTACTTCATCGCCTACTCGCAAGGTATCAGTCATATTAATGGTATCGGTATAGTCATTGT